GATAAGTTTGGCAATGTGATCAAGTTTGAGAAAGTCAAAGGTTTCTCAAGAATGATCTAAATACTACAGATAGTGGAAAATCTATGTTATCTACACAATATCGCTTGAGAATGGAGTTTATCTGTCAGCGTATTGTAAATGGGGAAGAAGTAAAGTTAGAGGATATGATCTGGGCAGAGAAACTTGCTAAGGCAAATAGATCTGCTGGTGCCATGCTAAGAAAGGCAAGAAGGCAAGCAATGAATCCAGAAATGCAAGAAGGTAGCCTGGATGACTTCATGAACCAGATGGACATAGGAGATCCTGATCCTTCAAATCACAGAACGGGTTTCCAAAGTGCTGATGAGATAGTAGACTGGTTCAGAAGAGAAGATACAGACGACTGGAGGCAACGTGACTAATGTTCCCAACTGGCAACACCACTCAAGGAAAGACCAGAAGAGAAAACTAAAACCACAAGCACTCAGGCAAGCGAAGGCACGCCTGAAACAGTTCAAGAAGCGGTACAAGGCTTCCCCAAAAGGGGAGGTCTTTTTTGTATGATGGTGTCATAGAAGAAAAGGTCAAATGTCTGTCAACCTGGAAGTCAAAGGCAACCTGGCAAAGTTGCTGGCAACTGAAAACCTAATCATTGAGAACAAGCAGGTTCCTACTGCATCCTTTGATGTCAATCGTCGTGTGTTGACTCTGCCTATGTGGCAGAAAGCAAGTGACAGTGTTTATGATATGTTGGTTGCCCATGAAGTTGGGCACGCACTCTATACTCCTAATGAAGATCCTACTGTTGATGTTCCTCACCAGTTCATCAATGTGACTGAAGATGCACGCATTGAGAAACTGATCAAGCGTAAGTTTGCAGGTCTTGGTAAAACTTTCTACAAGGGTTATCAGGAGTTGAATGAGGATGACTTCTTCTGCCTTGAGAATGAAAATGTCCCTGAAATGAACCTGGCAGACCGCATCAATCTGTGGTTCAAGATTGGTAACTTCATCAATGTTCCCATCAAAGATGGTAAGGAGAAGGATATTCTGAATATGGTTGCTGATGCAGAAACCTTTGAAGATGCTCAAGAAGCAGCAAAGGTTCTCTATGAGTATTGCAAGGGTGATAGTAAGAAAGAAGAAGATATTGTCCCAGAAACTCCTGACCTTTCTGGATCTACTTCTGGAATGAGTGAAACTACTTCTGATAATCAGTCAGAAGAAACAACAGAAGAGAGTCAGGAATCTTCTGTTGAAGAATCCAGTGGTGGTTCTGCAACTTCTCAAATGGAAGAAGAAGTTGAGCAGGAAGAACCTGATGTCAAAACTGATCAGGCACTAAATGACAACATCAAGAACTTGGTTGATTCCACTGCAACCAGCAACAACTATATTCATCTTCCTGATGTCAATCTGAGTTCTATTGTGAACCCTAATGCAAAGGTTCACAATTACATTCAAACTGAGTTTGACAACTTTATGAAGGACAGTGAGATGGTTGATCCTTATCAAGCATTTGCATTTGTTGATCATCAGTTCAAACAATTCAAGAAATCTGCCCAGAAAGAAGTCAACTATCTGGTCAAAGAGTTTGAATGTAAGAAAGCAGCAGATTCATATGCTCGCTCTACCACTGCACGCACTGGTGTTCTGGACTGCTCCAAACTTCATACCTATAAGTACAATGAAGACCTGTTCAAGAAAATCACCACTCTTCGTGATGGTAAGAACCATGGTCTGATCTTTATTCTTGACTGGTCTGGTTCTATGGGAGAAGTTCTTCTGGACACCCTAAAGCAACTCTATAATCTTCTGTGGTTCTGTAAGAAGGTTGGTATTCCTTTCAAGGTGTATGCTTTCACCTATGAGTTCAATGTGGTTGAGTATGATAAGGAAGGCAAAGCAATTATGCTGCAACCTCACTTCAACAAAGATGAAGGATTCTTCTACATTGATGATAGGTTCTCACTGATGGAGTTCTTCACTTCAGATGTTTCTGGTAAAATTCTTGATACTCAGATGCATAATATCTGGAGGGTTGCATATTCTCTTCAGCACTATCAACAGTATCACTGTCCTCCTCGTGTTGGATTGTCTGGAACTCCTCTGAATGAAACTCTGGTGGCACTCCATAAGATCATTCCTCTATTCAAGAAGCAATTCAAAACCCAAAAGGTTCAGTGTGTTGTTTTGACTGATGGTGAAGCAAGTCATCTTCTCAAGTGTAAGAACATCCATCGTTCTTCTGATCATTCCTATGTTGGATGTATTCGCATCAATTCCTACAATGACTACTATCGCAACAGGAAAACTGGAAAAACTTTCAAGATTCCTTTTGAGTATCATTTGTTTACTGGTATTCTCCTCCAAGATCTGAATGATGTGTTTCCTGATGTGAACTTTATTGGAATCAGGGTTCTTCAGGGGAGGGATGCAAGTTATTTCATGAAGCGTTATTGTGGATTCAATCTTGGTCCTGAATATGATGCTCTGATGGCATCTTGGAGGAAGCAGAAGAGTTTCTCTATGAAATTCACTGGATATGAAAAGTACTTTGGTATTTCTTCCAGTGCCCTTTCTCAATCATCAGAATTTGATGTTGCAGATGATGCAACTAAGTCCCAAATCAAATCAGCATTTCAGAAATCTCTCAGGACTAAGAAACTAAATAAGAAAGTTCTTGGTGAATTTATTGATTTGATTGTCTGAGGACACTCAATCCACTGTCCACTCCATCCCCTTTTGAGGGTGGGGTGGGTTTATAATATCAATGTTGAACAAAACAATCAATGGCACTCTCTACTGAATACATTGTTACTTCTCTCCAGGCACTGTATGGAGATGACATCACCACTGCTGATGTTCGTGCTTGGTGTGCTATGAATGGAACTACCTACCAAACTGTGACTAAGAAACTTGCTTCTTATAAGTCTGGTCATGGTAAGTGGAATCTGACTGTACAAGAAAAACTGGAACAAACCTATAATGCACCTGCTGCTTTGCCTGCTGTAGAACAAAATCTTATTCCTCAGAAAGACACCACTTTTGTCAAGTTTGGCAATTTTGGTGACATCAAGAAGATCATTCAATCTCGTCTTTTCTATCCCACTTTCATCACTGGTCTGTCTGGCAATGGCAAGACCTTTGGTGTTGAACAAGCATGTGCTCAACTAAATAGGGAAGTCATTCGTGTGAATGTCACCATTGAGACTGACGAGGATGATCTTATTGGTGGGTTTCGTCTTGTTGGTGGCGAAACTGTCTGGCATAATGGACCCGTCGTGGAGGCTCTGGAACGTGGAGCAGTGCTGCTTTTAGATGAACTTGATCTGGCATCTAATAAGATCCTGTGTCTGCAATCTATCCTTGAAGGTAAGGGAGTTTTCCTGAAGAAGATTGGAAAACTGGTCAAACCTGCTGAAGGTTTCAATGTGATTGCCACTGCAAACACCAAAGGCAAAGGATCTGATGATGGTCGCTTTGTTGGAACCAATGTGCTCAATGAAGCATTCCTTGAGCGTTTCCCTGTTACCTTTGAGCAAGAGTATCCTTCTGTTGCTTCTGAACAAAAGATTCTGAAGAATGTTTCTGAGGAACTGGGTGTCTATGATGCTACCTTCTGTATGCGTCTCTGTGACTGGGCAGACATCATCCGTAAGACCTTCTATGATGGTGGTATTGATGAAGTGATCAGCACTCGTCGTTTGGTTCACATCATTCGTGCTTACTCTATCTTTGGTGATAAAGAGAAAGCAATTCAAGTTTGTGTGAATCGTTTTGATGATGAAACCAAGCAAGCATTCCTTGAACTCTATGATAAGGTTGATGGAGATGTTCAATTCCAGTACACTGCTACTGGAGAGAAAATGCCACTTGACTAACTAAGTTGCTCTTGATAGAATAACTGTATGGTCTTTACTGTATGATTGATTGAGTATGTCTGATCATCTACCACCTGAGGGGTTTGAATGGACACCCCTCCCAACAAAAGAATATCTGGATTCCATGTATCCAGATATTCCAGATGATGCAAATGAACCTATTGTGAATGAACTAAAACTGGATATGAATAACCAAAATGGTTTCTGGAAGTATGAAGAGGATCTCACACTGAAGGAAATTCAGGATTATCTCTCTGGGACTTATCGTGCCCACTACACTTCTCAAGAGTCAAAGACACAAACTCTTGATCTGATTGAGAGTATTGGAGATGCAGAACCATTCTGTCGCTCCAATGCAATCAAATACCTTTCTCGCTTTGGTAAGAAGAATGGCAAGTCCAAACTTGACATTCTGAAAGCAATTCACTATTGTGTATTGCTCTACCACTTCTCTGGACTCCACAAGCCTTCTACTGATAATTATGAAACTTTCTGATAAAACTGTAAACATCCTGAAGAACTTCTCTTCCATCAACCAGTCCATTCTTTTCAAAGAAGGTAAGAAACTTCGCACCATCAGTGTGATGAAGAACATCCTGGCAGAAGCAACTGTGGATGAAGAGTTTCCCAAGGACTTTGGCATCTATGATCTGAACCAGTTCCTCAATGGTCTTGGTCTGCATCACAGTCCTGATCTTGACTTTGAGAATGACAGTTATGTTGTCATCAAAGAAGGTCGTATGCGTTCCAAGTACTTCTTTGCTGATGAGAATGTAATTGTTACTCCTCCCAACAAAGAGATCTCTCTTCCTTCTGAAGATGTTTGCTTTGAACTTGATACCAACCAACTGGACAAACTGCTGAAAGCAGCATCTGTCTATCAACTCCCTGACATCTCTGCCATTGGTGAGAATGGTGTTGTGCAACTGGTGGTTCGTGACAAGAAGAATGATACCTCCAATGACTTCTCCATTGTTGTTGGTGAAACTGAATCTGAGTTTACCTTCAACTTCAAGGTAGAAAACATCAAGATCATTCCTGGAACCTATGAAGTGATTGTTTCTCAGAAACTGCTTGCAAGTTTCAAGAACACCAACTATGACCTGACTTATTACATTGCCCTGGAGCCTGACTCCACTTTTGGATGATGAGACACATCCTTTTTACATTGAAAGGTTGCTCTGAAAATCTACTTGATGATGAGTCACACATTCGCAATGTTCTTGTTCATGCAGCACAAGTTTGCAAAAGTACATTGCTGAATGTCTCATCTCACAAGTTTGATCCTCAAGGTGTGACTGCTATTGCTCTTCTTGCTGAGAGTCACATTAGCATTCACACTTGGCCAGAGAATGGTATGGCAGTATGTGATGTCTTCACTTGTGGAGATCACACTGTCCCACGTGCTGCAGTGACATACATGTATGATATGATGTGTGCTACTGACATAGTAAGTGAACAATTTGTAAGACCTTTGGCATGAAGAAAAAAGATTATGATGGTCCTTTATATGCTCCTTGGCACCTTGTAGAAAAAGGTAAAAGGAAATATCAGGAACTTTTGAAAAAAACGAATAAAGGTGATAAAAAAGATGAATGATTTTATTTGGGTTGAGAAGTATCGTCCCAAAACCATTGATGAGTGTATCCTTCCTGAACAAACCAAGAAGACATTCAAGGACTTTGTGGAGAGGGGTGAAATCCCTAATATGCTTTTGGCAGGTCCTCCTGGTATTGGTAAGACCACAGTTGCCAAAGCACTTTGCAATGAACTTGGAGTAGATGTATATGTCATCAATGGATCCGACGAAGGTAGATTCCTTGATACTGTCAGAAACAATGCGAAGAACTTTGCTTCGACCGTCTCACTTACAGCGACTGCTAAACACAAAGTCATCATCATTGATGAGGCAGATAACACAACCAATGATGTACAACTCCTCCTTAGGGCGTCTATTGAGGAATTTGCTGGTAATTGCAGATTCATCTTCACCTGCAACTACAAGAACAAAATCATTGAACCATTGCACAGCAGATGTGCAGTTGTTGAGTTTGGAATCAAAGGAAAGGAACGCCAAGGTATTGCAGCACAATTCTTCAAGCGTCTCCAAGAAATCCTGGCTGCAGAAAATATTAAATATGATAACAAGGTCCTGGTAGAACTGATCAACAAACACTTCCCTGATTGGCGTCGTGTTTTGAATGAGTGTCAAAGATACTCTGTTGGTGGTGAAATTGATTCTGGTATCCTTGCTTCTTTCTCTGATGTATCTGTAAATGATCTTGTCAAGAACCTCAAAGAGAAGAACTTCCCTGAAGTACGTAAATGGGTCGTTGATAATCTGGACAATGATTCTTCTGTACTACTGCGTCGTGTGTATGATGCTCTTTACAATGCCCTTGAGAACAATAGTATTCCTGCTGCTGTGCTCATCATTGCTAAGTATCAGTACCAGATCGCATTTGTGGCAGACCAGGAAATAAATATGCTTGCTTGTCTAACTGAACTTATGGTGGA